AAGAAATACTTGTTAAAGGTATGAAACCAAAAGCAAAAAAAGGTAAAGTTCCTCCACAACTTCAAAAATATGTAAAATCTAAAAAAGAGAAGAAATAATGAAAGCAAGTAAATTTTTCAAACTAAAAGAAGAATGGGAAAAAGCAAAACAAGAAACAACTGTTGAAAGTATAGCTCCAATTCCAGAAAAAGTAAAGCTAGAAGAAAAATTTGTTGCTCCAAAGGTAAGTAAAAAGAAGACATCAAATGAAGAATAACACTTTATTAAACAACATAACAAGAAATTTTATGTATCTTGAAGAAAATGTCTCTCCTAGTGTTATGGCTTATATCCAATCTCTTTCTGATGCTTTAGACAAATTGCGTCCTAGATCTACTGCTGATAAAGGAATAATAGAAATAGCAAAAAGTCACTTGAATAAAGTGACAAAGCATGTTATTAAGTTAGAAGAGCAAGTTTTGGATTTAGAAGAAAAGATCAAGATATTAGAAGAAAGAAAAGAAGATAGTAAAATTGTGAAAGAAAAAGAAAAGGAAAAATAAAGATGTTAATTTTAGAAGGTGGAAATGTATTTAAATCAAAAGATGGAAAACCATTAACTCAAAGGATTAATCAAGCAGATGTAGCTCCAACGATTAAATGGATAGAAAACATTTTAGGAATTGATTTATTAAACTACACCCTTGGAACAACAGGGAAAAATCCAACTTCTGGAGATTTAGATATTGCTGTCGATGTTGAAGAAAATCCAAAAGAAGAAGTTTATAAAGAATTAGTTTTATGGGTTTCTCAAAATATACCTGATGCAAATGTAAGAGAATATGTTGCTAAAACTGGTATAGAAGTTCACTTTAGAACACCAATCAATGGTAATCCAGCAAACGGATATGTTCAAACTGATTTGATGTTTGGACAACCAGAATTTATGAAATGGTCTTCACAAGGAGAACCACCCGGCGAGTTTAAGGGACAACACAGACAAATTCTTCTTGCTTCTATTGCTAAATACAGAGGATATAGATGGTCTGGATTCGTTGGCTTAACGAGTCGTTCAACAGAACAAAAAACAACAAACCCACAAGAAATAACTGATATTCTTCTTGGAACAGGACACGATCCACAAGACTTAACTTCTATTAATAAAATTTTAGATATAATCAAAGATGATCCAAATTATGAAGAAATGGTTGCAGATGCTGCTCAATCTTTTCCAAAATATGGAGTAACTCTTCCAGAAAAAACAAAGGTACTTCCTACTACTTCTCTTCAAGAAGCTAATGTAAGTGATGGTCCAAGAATTCAACACGCAGAAGATTTAGTATTTTGGGAAGGCAGCAAAGGAGCAATTAGAGCACTTGATGCTCTTGCAAGCTTGGCAACCGAAGAAGGACAAAAAACAACTTCACTAAAATGGGATGGTTCTCCCGCAGTTATGTTTGGTCATGATGAAAATGGACAATTTATATTTACAGATAAAAGTGGATTTACCGCAAAAGGTTATGATGGTAAAGCCAAAACACCAGAAGAATTAGAAAACATATTTGTCAATGTTCGTAGAGTTAATAAAGGAAAAGAAGTCACACAAGATTACAGTAACTTTGTTGGCAACTTAAAAAATGCTTTTACAATATTTGAAAAATCAACACCACAAGATGTTCGTGGATTTTTCTTTGGTGATTTACTTTATACACAAAAACCAAAACTTGCTGATGGCAAGTATGAATTCAAACCAAACATTGTAAACTATAAAATTGATGCAAATAGTGATCTTGGTAAAAGAATTGGGCAAAGTGTAGTAGGTGTTGTAGTACACGGACAAGTTGATTTCGAAGGAAGTAAATCAAGCGTTCAAGACTATAATATTTTTCAAGGAACAGACTTGTTGGTTGTTCCACCAGTATTACCAAAAGAAACAGTAAAAATAGATGTTAAACAAGTCAATTCAGCAAAAAGTAAAATAAGTGCTAATGCATCAAAAATTGATGATTTGTTAAATAAAGATAATTTACGTTCATTAAAGATTTCTAATTTAGCTGATGTATTTTACACATACACAAATTCAAAAGTAGATACTGGTCTTCAAAACTTGGGACAAGATTTTCTTTCTTGGTTAGAAAAATCAAATACAAGTGAAAGTGGAAAACAAAATATAAAAAATTATATTCTACAGAATAAAGATGGATTTAATGCTTTATGGGAATCCGTAGCAGTAGTAATGTCAGTTAAGAATAACATTATTAGACAACTTGATTCACAAGAAGCACCAGTTAAATCCTCAATAGGTTCTGTAGAAGGTGGAGAGGGTTATGTAATTGCAAGTCCTGCTGGATATATAAAGTTAGTTGATAGAGAAGGATTTACAAAAGCAAACAGAATGATTCAAAGAGAATCCTTATTAAGAGAACAAGTAGAAGGATATTCTGTAGCTTTATTTCCAGGCTCGTTTAAACCACCACATGCTGGGCATATGGCAGTAGTTTCGTATTTAGCTTCTAACTATGATGAGGTCATTATTATCATTTCAGAACCTGTCGCAACCAAATCCATTAGAAGTGACATAACAACACAACAAGCCGCAGAAATCTTTAATCTATATATTAAAGATGCTGGTTATACCAACGCAATTGCAATAAAATCAAATATACCTTCTCCAGTAGGTTCTGCTTATGATATTATTGAAAATAAGCAATTTCCTCCAAATACAAAGATTTCTATTACTACTTCCACAAAAGATGTAGGTAGATATCCACAAGAAAGTATAAACAAAGCAGCGATGAAGAACCCAGCAAGACCAGTTGGGAACAGCATTACCATGCCAGCAATTGCGGATAATAAGGGAAAACCAGTTTCAGCAACTGATTTTAGAAATGCAATAGCATCAGTAATTTCAGGACAACAGGAAAAAGAAGCATTATATAGATTTATGCCAGAAGTTTCCCAGCAGACAAAGCAAGAAGTTGTGAATATTTTATTAGGCAGTAAACAAACAAATCTAACAGAATTATTAAAAATGATTGATGAAATGTCTGGTTCTGCAATGTCTGCTGATGCAGTAGAAATTGGTGCTGCCAAGGATACACTTTTTAAACCAAAACCAAAAACGAAAAAGAAAAAAGGAACTTCACAAATGAACGAAGAAGAACTTCAATTGCGTCAAGTTATTAGAAACGCAATCAAATTACACAAAGAAAATAAAACAAAAGAATTCAAGAAGAACAAACTTGAAGAACAACATTTAAGATATATTGTTAAAAAACTTATTATGGAAGCTAGTGATGATCAACCAATACACGATAATACTGGTATTAACGTTCTTGAAGATCTTCTAAAAAAGATAATCCCTGTTGTTCAAACAGATTATAAAATAATGACAACTTCTGAAATTCAAAGAAAATCTTTTAGAGCACACATTTTGAATGCTATTCAAAATTCTTTAAAACCAGAACTTTATAGAAAAGAAGAAACTCCTCCCGGTGCCCCAAAACTTCAAGAAAAGAAAGTTAAAATTGATTTAGATGCCAAGGAACAACTAGACTCATCTAAATTCATTGATATTTTTGACACCAAGGGTAAAAAAGCGAAAGAAGAAGAAGATGCTAAAACACCAGAGGCAAGATTAGGTGCCGGTTTAGAAAAACACGGACTTGATTCCACAGGAAGAAACATGGCTCTTCAAACTTTCCGAAAAATAGATAATTCGATTATGGATGCTTACGCGATTCTAGACGATGTAAAGGATAAAGATTTATTTTATGATTATTTGATTACAAACCTGAAATTGTATTTTGATAAGTTTGAAGAAGAAATGTTAGATATGCCAAAGACAGAACCAACAACACCAGAATATAAAGCAGAAAAACAAAAGAAAGAAGAAGAAGACGAAGAACCGGCATAAGAGGTATAGTTGCCAAAAAAACCATCAAAATATTCAGAGTATTCATTCTCTAAACTTTTAAGAAGCGAAAGTAAATCTTCTGATGAATTTGAATTCATGATTAATAAACTTTCTTTGGAAGAAATTATTGCTCTTAAACTGGAATTGAGTGCTAAAGCCATAAATGGAAAACTTTATGGTTTTTATTTGTGGCATAACATAAATAAAATTGTTAGAGAAAGTATTTTATTATTTGCTATTTCGGCAACTAGAACAATTGATCAAGCAACCGCACTTTTAGGTATTAGAGATCATACACAAATGAAGACAATAATAAGAAGATACAAAAGTACTTTATGTTTTTATGGCGTTTATGATTTAAAAAATAGAAGATATGTAAAAAGGATTATTGGTAATCCACCAAAACAATAAGCTATTTATATGTAATGGACATTGTAAAGATAATCAAAATAGTAATAGATAAAAATCCAAAGAAGTCTTTGGATTTTTTTATGAGTCAACAATTCAAATCTTAACGAGGCACCATATAGGAATTACAAATCAAAAGGGGAAAAACAAAATGCCAGAACCAATTAAAATAGAAGAGATAGAAGCGCAACCAGAAGTGATACAAGCCACAGGGATACAACAACCCGTATCTTCTTCAAACCAACAAATGAAATCGACTGTAAGTGTTCCTGATGCACCTTTTGATATAAACAAAATGGTTCAAACAACTGGTGGTGGTGCAGGGGTTGCCATTGGTATTGCCATAATGATGATACTCTTCGTAATTATTGGTTGGAAATTGTGGCAAAAACTTTCAAAAAAAAATAAAATAAGGAGATAAAAATGTCAAAACCAAAATTGTTAGAAACAATGGAAAAAAAAGGTTATAAAGTATTTGAGAACAAGTGGGATTTAAATCTTATTGGCGTTCGTAAAAAAGATGGAATACCAAATAAATTTGATGATCGTATCTATGTTATTTGTAAAAATGATTCCAATGAATGGCAAGAATGGTCTTGGTCTGCCACAACAGACCCTGGAACTTATTGGATGACTGAATCAATGAACAAACTTGGAACTGCTATACTTAAAGAAGGACAGTTTAGAGCATGTTGGAAGATTGGACTTCATAAGGGAGAAAAACCAGCGTTAGTACAGATAAAACCTGTGACTGTATACAGAGATAATGATCATGACGCACAACATGATTATAATTTAGGTGAAAGTACTGGCCTATATGGAATAAATATCCATAGAGCAGGTGCAAATTCTACAAATGTGGATAAGTGGTCTGCTGGTTGTCAAGTATTTGCCAAAGATTCAGATTTTGAACAATTTTTAGTTCTTTGCCGCAAACAAGTTTCTGCTGGTCACGGTGATATATTTAGTTATACTCTTTTGAAAGAAGAATGGTTGACAGAGTAGACTAACTAAACTATAATACTATTATTGGACGGAGAAAGAATGTCTGATAATAGTCTTCCTGATTTAAAACCCAATGTTCACAAAGAAAAAGTTGCTGAACAACAGTTTAAAGATCAACTTTATGATCTATGGCACTTGCAAGAAAAGAAAAACAGGTTAAATAGAAAAGAGTTGTTTAAGAAAGCCGAAGAAGATAGTGAATCATGAGATATGAGATTGAAATTGTTGAATCAAAAAACAATAAAACTTATAATGCATACAAAAAACGTCCATCTGGTGAAGAAATAAGCTGTATTTATAGCCTTTCTTCAATAGAAGAAGCAGAACAAGTTCTTCGTATAAGATGGAAACATAAAGGAAGTATCAAAGTGGTACAAAATGATGTTGTTCTGACTAATATAGAAGGAGTTTAAATTGAGAAATGTAGATGAAACAGTAGCAGTCTCTGGTGGCTTTGATCCACCACATGCTGGGCACATACGTATGATTCAAGAAGCTTCACAATTTGGTGAAGTTGTAATCGTTTTAAATTCTGATGCTTGGCTGATGCGTAAAAAAGGATATGTTTTTATGTCTTGGGAAGAAAGAAAAGAACTTCTTGAAGCCATTAAAGGTGTAAGAAAAGTAGTTGCTGTTGATGATTCTAACGGTACTGTTTGTGAAGCACTAGGACGTGAAAAACCAACTTATTTTGCGAATGGAGGAGATAGAACCACAGACAACACTCCAGAAATGACAGTTTGCACAGAAAACAACATTACAATGATTTGGGGGATTGGAGGAGGAAAAGTTCAATCTTCTTCCGAGCTTGTAAACCGTTTTCGTAAAGTGTCCTAATGAATGCAAATTGGACAAAAGAACAAACAGAACAAGCAATCATTAAACAAATTAAAAAAGAATTTGAAAATGAATCATATAAGATTGAGTTTTTCATCAAATCGGATGATGGTGGAAGACATATTGAAGCCAGGGTATTGGGAGAAAAAAATTCTAATCAATTACGTAAAAAACTTCCAATCAATTATGACGGTTGGAGAACGATAGTAAGTTATACACCACTTGAAGTGGTTTTTATTAAAAAATAAAACTATTTATAAAGTTACAAAAAACAAAAAAAGGAAAGATAAAATGTTTAGTTTAATTCTAATGTTTTTATTTGGATGTTCTGGTTCTGAATCAGACTCCTCTGATAGTGCAGCATAAAACACAAATTTTTAATAAAGGAAAAATAATATGTTTACAATTCTTGGTATTCTAATTGCTTGTGGTGGAGAAGACGTACAAGCCACAATTACTACTGAACCAGTAAGTGAAGTAGTAGCTCCAGTAGCCCCCGTTACTGAAACTACTCCTGTAGCTACTCTTCCTGATGAAACTGTAGTCCCAACTACCGAAGTAACAGTAGAACCCCCAGCAGTAGTTGTCGTAGTTAAGTAAGTCGGTTATATTATAGATGTTGCTACAAGCGCCTATTGGTACAGTCTGGTAAATAAGTCAGACCAACTTTTATAATATGAGGAAAAGTGAGGAACGAAACCCGTCGTCAACGTTATAATAACAAAATTGATAATGCACAAAAATATCCTATTTCTATTGCGACAGTAAATTTTATGTGTGATGAAAATCTTGCATATGTAGTTAGAACAGCAGGATGTTTTGGTTTAACCGACGTTCACGTAATTGGTTCTATTCCAGAATATAAGGAAATGCGTCGTTATTCTGGTACATTGAACGAATATGTTCAAACCCACCAGTATAATAATCCTCATGATTTTCTCTTTGCTATGAAAAATAAAGGAATTAAACTTGTTTCACTTGAACTCTGTGAAGATTCTACCAATATTGAAAATTATTCTTTTGATTTTACTAATCATATTTGTATTGTGACAGGGAACGAGACAACTGGTGTTCCCGCAGAAATTCTAAATAATTCAGAAAAAATTTATATTCCTATGGATGGAATTGGATTTTCTCTTAATACTAGTCAAGCAGCCAATATAGCTGTATATGAAGCAGTTAAACAACTTAAATCATTAAATAATATATCAGTTGATAAAGTAGCTAAAAAAATCTTTCCAAACAAAATAGAGGAAAAATGTATAACGTTATAATTGAACATGTTAAATTTTATGATAAGTTTGTTGAATACGAAAAAACATATGGAAAACCATATGTAATTAAGTATATTATGAATACGTATCCAATTCAACAAGCACAAGAAATTATTCAAAATCTTTATAAAACAAACTGGAGATAAAATGAGAATAAGTAAAGACACAAGTTGCATTTTAAGCGAGATTGGACATTATAATATGTTTTATATGTCCAAGAAAGTATCACACTTCAATCAAGATTGTATTGTAGAAGCTAAATCATTTGTAAACATTCAAAACCGTAAATATATTGCTGTTCAAACAGAATCAAAAAATGTTGGTATTCATGAATCAGATTCAAATTCAACAGTACCGATTGTAGTTTGGATTGAAAACACTTAAAAAAAGCCGCTTTGTTGCGGCTTTTTCATTTTGGGTTATACTTATTATATACATCTGGATTATAAATGGCTAAAAAGACATATGTTTTAGATACAAGTGCTTTGTTGACTGATAGTGATTGTATAAATTCTAATTTTGGTAGTAATGACGTTCTAATACCATTAAAAGTGCTTGAAGAACTTGACAAACATAAGAAAAGACAAGATTTGATAGGAGCAAATTCAAGAAAAGTTATTCGCTATCTTGATTCTTTACGTTCAAAAGGTTCCTTATGTGAAGGAGTAAGATTAGGAAAAGGTAAAGGGATATTAACTGTAAAAGGTTATAATCACTCTATGACTTTTCCTGCTGGTTTGGATCTTACTGTACCAGACCATCAAATACTCGCAGTTGCTTTAAGTGAAAAAGAGTTAGGAGCAAAAGTAATTGTTGTCTCCAACGATATTAACATGAGAGTTATTTGTGACTCCATCGGTATGGAATCCGAAGATATGAATCCAGAAAAGGTAGTTGAGAGTTCATCAAGCCTCTATACTGGATTTGTAGATGTAATTGTCGATGATGAATTTATCGATAGATTTTATGAGAATGAAAGTCTAATTCTTCCACCACAAAAAGAAAAACTTTATTCTAATCAGTACTTGATGCTTACTTCTTCTTTGAATAACAAGAAAACAGCATTAGCGAAGTTTATGGCACCTAATCTTCCATTAACAAGATTGATTCCTTTGAACAAGAAGGGTGTTACTGGAATAAAAGCAAGAAACAAAGAACAATCTTTTGCTCTTGATTTATTGATGAATGCAGATATTCCATTAGTTTCTATCGTTGGAAAGGCTGGATGTGGAAAGACAATGCTCGCAATAGCAGCAGGTTTAGAGCAAACGATTGGTATAGACAACAAATACTCACGTTTAATTGTTTCGCGTCCTGTGCAACCAATGGGTAAGGACATCGGGTTTCTTCCAGGCACATTAGAAGAAAAAATGTCTCCTTGGTTAAGACCTATCCAAGACAACTTGCAATTTTTAATGGGAAATGATAAAATAACCCTTGAAATGTATATGCAAAAGGGTGTTATAGAAGTTGAAGCAATCACTTATATTCGTGGTCGTTCGATCTCAAATGCTTATATCATTATCGATGAAGCACAGAATTTATCTATGCATGAAATTAAAACAATTATTACCAGAGTTGGAGAAAACTCAAAAGTTGTTTTAACTGGTGACATTGAACAAATTGACAATGTGTATGTTGATGAGATTACAAACGGTCTTACATACGTTGCAGAAAAGTTCAAACTATATGATTTAGCTGGTCACGTTACTTTGATGAACGGGGAACGTTCAAAAGTAGCAACTTTGGCTTCAAAAATCTTATAATTTATAAAATGAAGACATTATTAGAATCGATGAAAGATAAAAATAATAAAATCCAAAAAAAATTAAAAGATAGAAAACTTTTTAATAAAATTCATGTTTGGGAAAAAGACGCAGTTGCAGATTCTGTTGATATTGATAAAGCGTTGGAAACAATAGCACAAAAATTACCACAACATTATTTTTCTAACATCGATGGAATTTATATTGGGCAATTCCCAGAACTTGTAAAAAGACAGCTTTCTGCTGTGTATGAAGATGGTGCAATTTATGTTAGTAACGATGTTGTAAATACAACTGACTTATTACAAAATATTATTCACGAAATGGCTCACGCTATTGAGCAAGCTCTGGGAGAAAAGATACAAGATAATCAAGAGTTGATTCATGAATTTGTTTCTAAAAGAGAGAAATTGAAAGAGATATTGGGTATTAATGGATTCGAAACTAAAAATCAAAACTTTTTGGAAATAGATTTTAATGAAAATTTTGATCAATATCTATATCAAGAAATAGGATATCCGGTATTGAATACCTTAACGGCAAACTTATTTATATCTCCCTATGGAGCTACTTGTTATAGAGAATATTATGCAAATGGTTTTGAACATTTTTATTTAGAAGATTTTATGTCTGTTAAGACTATAAGCCCTAAACTGTATTCTTTATTATCAAAAATAGAAACACTTAAATTTTGGAGAGAATAATGAGTGAAATAAATGAAAACCTGGATCTAGCCAAAGAAATAACGCCAGAAAATCCAATGAAATCTTGGTTGGTTCAATACGTAGGCGAAAAAATGAAACCAGAAGATGGTTGTGTTAATACATTTATGATTGTAGAAGCTATGGCACAAGAATTTCCAGAGTTTGTATTGGTATTGGCCGAAGAGAATTTTATTCGTGGGTATAAACAAGCACTTTATGACATCGATTACGGTTCAGAAGAAGAGAATATATCTACACCAGAATAAAGTATTAAAAGCAAATAAAAACTATTGACCCTGTTTAGTAACTGTGCTATATTACATTACTAAACAGGGTGTTGCTTTGCCTCACATTTCCTTTTCGGAACTAAAAACTTGGGATGAATGCCCATTTAAGAGAAAATTAGTTTATCAAGATAAAATTAAAGTATTTACTTCCAACGAATACACAATTTTTGGTACTTCTGTGCATGAAACTTGTGAGAAATCTCTACTTAAAGAGATCAAGGAGGAAGAATGCGGTGATTATTTTGAAACCAACTTTAAAAATGCGATTGAGCAGGGTAAACTACAAGCTTCATTTAACGAAAACTTGGTTCAAGATATGGTTAAGCAAGGCAAGGAGATCTTCCAAGATTTGTTTACGGCAATTACGTCGTATATGGGTGCATACGAAGTAGTTTCTTGTGAAGAAGATCTAATGGAATTGATCCAAGAAGATTACAATTTCAAAGGATTTATAGATCTTGTTCTTAAAACATCTGATGGAAAATACCATATTATTGATTTTAAGACTTGTTCTTGGGGCTGGGATATGCAAAAGAAGTCTTCTCCTATGATTACTTACCAACTTACATATTACAAACAGTTTTTTGCTAAAAAGCACAATATTCCTCTTGAAAATATTGAAACTCATTTCTGTCTACTCAAAAGAACCGTTAAAAAAAACCGAGTTGAGTTATTTCGTGTTTCAAGTGGCAAGAAAAAGATTGAAAATGCAAATAATCTCTTGACAAAAGCAATTTATAGTATTAAGAATAATAAACACATTAAAAATCGTCTGTCCTGTAAGGGATGCGAGTTTTATAAAACACAACATTGCACTTAAAGGTTTTATATGGATAAAAAAATAAAGATTTTAACACTTTCGGACCACCCTTTTAGTCCCTCTGGCGTTGCTCACATGACTAGAAATATGATTGAAGCTATGTTGGCAACGGGAAAATATAAGTTTATTAGTTTTGGTGGTGCTCTAAAACATCAAGATTATCGACCACAAAAAACAGAAAAATGGGGTGACGATTGGGTAATCTATCCTATCGATGGATATGGAAGTGCCGAAATGATTCGTTCTATTATCCGTACAGAACGTATTGATATTCTTTGGTTTATGACAGATCCAAGATTTTTTGGATGGTTGTGGCAAATTGAAAACGAAATTCGTCCAAACGTTCCAATGATCTACTATCACGTTTGGGATAATTATCCTTATCCAACCTTTAATCGTAAATTCTATCTTTCAAACGATCACATTGCTACAATCTCAAAAGTAACAGATGATATTGTTGCCAATGTAGCACCAGAAGTCAAAAGAACATATCTTCCACACGCAGTTAATACCCAGATATTCAAGAAACTACCAGTGGCAGAAGTTCAAAAATTCAAAAAAGAACATCTTAAAATAGAAGATGATAGATATTTGTTTTTCTGGAATAATAGAAATGCTAGACGTAAACAATCTGGTTCTGTTATATGGTGGTTCTCCGAATTCCTAGAAAAAGTAGGAAAAAATAAAGCTACTCTCGTAATGCATACAGAGCCAAAGGACCAAAATGGTCAAGACTTAATTGCCATTATGGAGAATAGAGGACTTGTAAACAAAGAAGTTCTTATTTCGCAAAACAAAATACCACCAGAACATTTGGCTTACTTCTATAATGCTTGTGATGCTACAATCAATATTTCTGATGCCGAAGGTTTTGGATTAGCAACTCTTGAATCTCTTGCTTGCGAAACTCCAATCATCGCAGTTAAAACTGGTGGTTTACAAGAACAAATTAGAGGTCCAAACGGATTATTTGGTGTTGAAATTTTACCATCTTCCCAAGCTGTTATAGGTTCACAAGAAGTCCCATTTATTTATGAAGACAGAATATCAAATACACAGTTCGTAGGTGCTCTTGAAGCTTTTATTAACATTCCAAAAGAACAAAGAGAATTAATTGGACAAGCTGGTAGACAACACGTTATAGACAATTTTAGTTTTGATCGTTATAATTCTGAATGGGACAAAATCTTTACTGAAACCCATAATGAATGTGGTTCATGGCCTAATAAAGCATATAAATCTTGGGAATTGAAGGAAATCTAATGAAAAAGAAAATATTAGTTACAGCACCAGCACTTACAGCTTCTGGATATGGTGAACAATCACGTTTTGCTCTCCGAGCTTTGCGTTCAAGAGAAGATCTATTTGATATTTATCTTGTAGCTACAAATTGGGGTCAATGCGGTTGGATTCATCAAGACGATGAAGAAAGAACTTGGATTGATTCCTTGATTTTCAAAAACGTTCAATATACACAAGCTTGTAATGGACAACCCCAATACGATATGTCCCTTCAAATTTCCATTCCAAACGAATGGAAGAAAATGGCACCTATTAATATTGGATATACAGCAGGAATAGAAACAAACAAGATTTCTCCTCATTGGATTCAGCCATCTAATCAAATGGATAAGGTACTTGTAGTTTCAAACTTTGCAAAGAAAGGTTTTGAAAACGGTGTATATACTGCACAGAATCAAGCAACAGGGCAACAAATACCAAACTTTAAATGTGAAACACCAATAGAAGTCGTAAATTATCCTGTTCGTCGCTTCCAACCAAGTAAAATAAACTTGGACATAACAACCGACTTTAATTTCCTCGTTGTAGCACAAGCAGGACCAAGAAAGAATCTCACCAATACGATCAAATGGTTTGTTCAAGAATTTAAAGATGAAAATGTAGGTCTTATATGTAAGACTCATATGGCTGGTGCTTCACAGATAGATCGTGAAGTAACAATTAATAATATTAAGAATATTCTTAATGATCATAAAGATAGAAAATGCAAA